GGCCACGGCGGTAATGATCAGCCCGCTGGCGATCACGCTATCGATCATCAGATTGATTTTCATTTGTTCACTAGCCTCAGCCCCTCGGGGAGCACCGTTCCATCGGGCAGCGTACCGCCGCCCAGGTACAGCCATTTCAGCCCCTCGGGGAGCACCGTTCCATCGGGCAGCGTACCGCCGCCCAGGTGCAGTGATTTCAGCCGCTCGGGGAGCTCCGTTCCATCGGGCAGCGTACCGCCGCCCAGGTCCAGTGATTCCAGCCCCTCGGGGAGCTCCGTTCCATCGGGCAGCGTACCGCCGCCCAGGTCCAGTGATAACGTGTTTTCGTCTGTTTTGGTTTCAATTCCCATCTGTTTCAAAACCCCTTTGTTGTGGCTCGTTCGCCGGTTTCGTTCGCTCGGTGGATCGCCGCCGTGGTCAGGTTGGCCCGATCGAGCCGATCCCCAAAATCCTGTTGGGATGCCAGGGCCGCCTTGATCACTCGATCGTACTGATCGGCGGCGGCCCTCGGCCCGCTTGATTCTTCTGCATAAATCACGATGGCGGCCCTGGCCAGTCTGGCGACGGCGGCCCAGTGATCAAACCAGAAATCGTCTTCGACACCATCCAGGATGGATATCTGGTAGCGCTTCATGGTTGCCCAAAGGATATCGATACCCGGCAGCCGATCCCCTTCCGCGCTGGCTGCGCGGCCGATCCTGGCGTAGTCAATTGGCCGGATGGTGACGCACGCGCATTTTCTGCCGCAAATCACGCGCATGGCGGTGAGTATCGCCTCTCTGGCGTCGGTTTTGGCCTTGACGTAATCCCTGGCATCGTTTTGGCTCGGTGTCACGGATGCCACAAACCTCGGCTGGATCGGGCTGGGCATCTCGACCATCTCGCCGTCGATGATTTGGGATAGTGGGCTTGGTGTCCAGCCCGATTTTGCTTTATCGCTTGGCATTCATCAGCTCCATTTCAATAACGCCGGCGGATCATCGACGCGCCTACGCGGTGCGCCTTTTCCACTGACTAGCTCTTATCGGTATTCCACGGTTGCGACGCATCAGCCACGATCGTGATCAGGCTGGCCGGTTGTGCATCCATGGCGGCCAGCTTTATGGCTATCCAGCGGTGAGTGATCGCATCGGTGGCCCTGTATATCTTCCCGGTGCCCCATGCGGCCCATTCTTCGGCCTGGGCTATTTGCGTCGGTGTCATCATGGTGATGGTCTTGGCGACCATCGGAACCATGCTCATGGCGGCCTTGATGGCTGGGGTTTCGGCTGGGGTTTCTTCTGTTGGTTTCAATGGGGTTTCTGTGCCTCTTGGTGCGGCGCCTAGGCGCCGCGTGGTGCGACCCCTAGGCGCCTCACCATGCGATAGGGGGGCCTCACTACTAGGCCCCCCTCGGGATAGGATTTCACGGACCCATTCCGGCGCATCGGGGTGTAGGTGGGGGCCGAGCTGGTGGTACTGGATGGCGTACCTGTTGGCGCGCTGCTGGTGCTTATAGAAAACCGTCTTGATGATCAGGATGCCGCGATCCACCATAGTGTAGGTTGCCCGCTGGGCGGTGGCCCTGCTCACGTTGGCGGTGTTGGCCAACGTGGTCACGCTTGGCCATGCGTCGGGGTTGTTATCGCCCTGATGATCATGGATTGACCATAGGATCGATTTGTAGCTGCCGCTCCCCAGCATGGTCCAGCGGATCAGCTGATATCTGGCGCCCTGGTCTAGCGGCTCTGGTGCGGCCTTGCGGCGTCTGCGCTTGGTGGTTTTTTCTGGCATATGTTCAGGTGCCTCCGGTGACGTGATACCGCTGCATGATCGGCGGATCAAGGCCCAGCAAACCAAAAACGAAACCATCCACGCCCCATCCACCAGTTATCCACGGTGCGCCAAAACCAAAAAACCGCCCCGGATCGCAGTTAAAGCGGCCCTAGGGCGGTGAACATTGCGGGACAGTGCTCGTCGATCCGATGCACCGGCATTGGCGACACCATCGCCGCTCATGGCCCGGCGTGGTGGCTCCCCTTGATGATCGATTGCCGCAGGTCCTTCATTTGGCGCAGCACCTCGTTCAGCTTGGTTATGGCGATCGCATTTGACTGATCGTGGTTTTCGGCGGTGGTGTCAATTCCGTGGGTCGTCATATCGTGGACCAGGACCTGCTGCTGGACACTGATCAAAACGGTGCTATTCACGTCGATGGCCCTGGTGAGCTTCCGCAGCTCTCGGCTGAATACGCTCATCATCCACGCCAGTACCAGCAGGAACGCCAGGGCGATAACCGCCGATGATCCCTGCTCGATAATGCTGCTGGCATCCCGGATCACTTGACGCCCGCCGCGTCGTTAGCTTTGGCGATCGCCAAGCGGCCCGCTTGGCTAAGCTGGCCGCGCATCGCTGCCAGGGTTTCCCCGGTGGCCTTATCCATCGCGCTGTTGATCTCGGGGCTCGATCGCCTACCAGCGGCCACGGCGTTGGCCACCTCGTTCATGCCGCTCGCTCGGCCCAGGACAGTCCCGGCCACGCCGGCCCCTGGCACCAGCACGCCCAGCAGCGCAAGGCCTATTTTGAGCGCGGAACTCCATGCAGACTCACCGGCGGCCTGCCGATCTGCTAGCTCATCGCGCTGCATTGCCACGGCGCTGGCCAGCCGCTCGGTGGCGTTGACCATCACGGCCCCTAGCGTGGCCACGGTGGCCAGCGTAGCGCCGCCATCGCTCACCACCTGATCAAACTGCGCACGCATCCCAGCCGGCAGCAGCGGCCCCAGCTGCTCCAGCATGGCCTCGATGGTCAGGGCGCCATCGTTGACATGGCCCAGCTTGATCGCGAATTGCTCCAGCGCCGCCGTGGTGGCGTCCAGCTTGGCCTCCGATGCTGCCAGGGCCTGGGATTGTTTCTCATAGCTGCATCCGGTCAGGCTGGCGGTGGTGGCCATCATGGCCATGGCGATGATGATCAGGGCGGCGATTCGCATTGGTTCTATCCTCGTTTTTTATCAGGTGAGCGGGACCGGGAAGCCAAATCTGGTTCGGGTTCCGATGGTGGTGCGCTGGGGCTCAGCGTCCAGATCGTGCCTGCTGCCAAAGTATTCGTTCAGCGTGGTGATCGTCGGGATGGCGGTATTGTTTTTGGTGATCAGGTTGGAGCCTGGCTCGATCGTGATCACCAGCGCGCTGGTGGCATCGGTGCGCAGGTCCAGTGTCCCGCCGGCGGCGACGATGATGGTACCAGCAGCAGAATCATCCAGGATCAGCGTCGCGCCGCTTCCCACCTCAGCGGTGATGCTGCTGGAGCTGGTGACGGTGCCACCGCCCAGCACCATACTGGTGGCCGTCACGCCGGCCCCGATGGTGACGGCCCCGGCCCCTGGTCCGGTGAATAGCTGATCCAGCTCAGCGCTGGCCTCGACGGTCAGGGCCGCCGATCCGTGGACCCATACGTCGCCGATGGTTTCGCCGACCCCACCGCCGTCGTTGAGGCTCACGCTCTGGCCTGATGTCCCCATGATAAAGCAGTCATCGTAGTCACCTTTGAAATAGTACCCAACGCCCCGTCCATCCAGGCTCAGCCGTAGCGAATCGATCACCAGCGGATCGGCTGGCGAATTGCCCACCGATCCCAGCATGGTTTCGTGAACTACCAGATTGTCCAGCTGATTCAGTGCTGAATTATCCAGCCCGCTGGTAATGCTGGTGGATGTGCCGGCGATGTTCGCCAGCTCGTTGGTGCCAGTGCCGGGGACGTTGCCGGTGGACCAATTCCCGCCGATTGTAAAATTGCCGCTTCCGGCCCCGGCGGTAAAACTATCGTATGCCATGGTTCCGATCCTCTGGTCTGGTGTCCGATCACTCGCCTGGTGTAATGGCGTCGATGTAGTCGATGGTGGCTCTGGCGCTGCTCACTTTATCCGCGATGGCGCCGATCTGCGCGTCTGATACGCCAGGACCATCGAGCCCATCCAGCGCATCCTCGATAAAATCGCGCAGCTTGTCGAGCCTGGCCAGGTTGGTGGTTCGGTTCCGGTTGCCGATGTTTCCGCTTCCTCTTGGCATCAGATCGTTGTCCCCTCGGGTAGTAGCCATAAGTCCAGATCGATAGCGACCGCGCTGGCGTTGCCGGTGTATCCGTTGGCCTCGGCCCATAGGTCGGTCAGCGGTGCTAGCTTCGGCGGTGCCAGGAAATCGATCAAAAGCGGCGAATATTTCCAGCGTACCGATCTCCATATCTGGCGGCGTGGGCTCACCGGGGTGCTGGTGTCCATCGCGTTGGCCCTGGTCAGCAGCTCCAGATTTATAGACTGGTCCCCGGCCTGGCCGAATAGTCTGACGATGTAGGCGTCCCATCCCGCCGGCGTGGTGTATACGGCCTGGGCGGCTTCCCCGTCTTGCGTGGCGATGTAGCTCAGGATGGCGCCGCTGCTCACGCCCTCGATTTGGATAACCCCGGCGTTGCTTCCATTCGACCCGACGGTGTGATAGGTGCCGGCGTCCACCACCGTGGCGCTGTTGACTCGAAAAAAGAGCGCCGAACTTGCCGAGCTGGCCGATGCTCCATTGGTGTCGATCACCTCGCTGATCTCGGCGCCGTTAGCGTCCAGACCCTCTACTAAAACCGATCGAGCGCCGGCTGATGCAGAACTATCGGCAGCATGGCCGCCTGATTTGATCCGCACCGTTTCCGCTGCGCTGATCCAGGTATAGGTCGTCGTCGCGCTGGGGCGAACCGCCTCCAGCGTCGTTGTAAAATTGTCGTTCCATCCCCGGACACGAACAGCACGCCCACCAGCGGCGCCCAGGACCATCGCCAGCGGTGACGTGGCCAGGGCCTCGGGGTGGGCATCATTTTTTCCCAGGCTCATCGCCCCCGCGCTCGATCGGATCGTGGCCTGGGCCTTGTCATCGGTCCCCCCGCTGGCGGTCAGCACCACCAGCCGCAGCTGGCAATCGGTGTAGCGCAGGAACTTGACGCCGGCAGCGGACCAGACCGCCCGGCCCGCTGGCGCCGTCCAGGTGATGGCGTCCAGGCTGATCTCGATTGAAACCTGGGCCGAGCCCCAGGACGTTTCGGCGCCGGCGTCGGCATGGATATCGATTGTGACACTCGATCCATCGGGTACCGCGAACGGCGCACTCGTCGCGCCAGCAGTCGCCAAATCGATCCCGTTAATGGTGGTATTGGCCATGGTGTTAATCTTACCGTTTCCTCACCGATTCCTTACCGATTAGAGAATGGATTGAGCGGATCAAATCCAGAATGGCCTGTTTCGTCGATTTCTTTGGTACCCGTGATAACCAACGGCGCACGCTCGCAGCCGTTGGGCCGGATCGGTGGGTAGACCGATTGTTGGCTGCCAAGGCTCCCCATCGGGTTATTGGCGGTGACGATCGAGCCAACGTACTTGGACTGGGTAAGACAAACTACACCTGGAAAGTTTCTGGTCAGATAATCCTGGTCCAAAATTGAGCACGTCGATATCCCATTCCAGCCCGTCAGGCAATCGCCAAATCCCAGCACCAGGCCCCGGTCGCCGAGGATTAAGCTGGTTTCCCAAAAAGCTTGGGAAAATGTTTTCCGCTCAAAAGGTTCGACGCCCTCGGCGGCGAATAGCTGGCCGTCTTTGTGATAAACCGACACGAACGTCGGAAAATTGGTCGTCCCGTTGGGCCCCAGCTGATCGCGTCCAGACCCCATAAAGATCGATTTTTTCACGCCAAATAACAGCAAGCCGGATTCATCGACCCACCTGGACGAAACGCCACCAGTGACTACCGTAGATTCCCAATAGCAGATTCGATCGATAATTCGCTCCAGGAAAATCTCGCCGTTTTGATCCACGTCGAACCGTTGATGGTTCAATGTCATCATGGAGCATGGCCCGAACTCACAACCGGCTGGCTCATCGCCGCAGCAGCAGCCCCGGTGCAAGCTCATACGTCGCAAACCCCGTCTACGGCGTTGTCATGCTCAAACCATATTTCCAGCTCACCGCTGCCGGCGATCCGCACCGCCGTAGCCAGGACCACCTGGCCCACTGGACAGGGCATCGTATCGAACCCATCAGGAAATCCAGCGCCGTCGATGTTGATGCCATGGCCCTGGATTCCGCCGGCGCCGTTCATTTCTTCGGTGGTGTTGAACAGCTGGCCATATCCGGCCTCGGTGCGCTCGTTGACGGTTGGCACGCCCCAGCCGCCGTATCCCGCCGATGATTTGGTGACATGCTGCCAGGCATAGGCCCATCGGTTCGGCTCACCTGGGACCGGTACGGCGGCGGTGATCTTGACCCAAAACGTAGTTTTTGGGCGTGGCGCCTGATTGTTCAAACCGATCACCACTTGCCGATCGTGGCTATGGATATTCACGCCTGGCCCCGGCTCGAAATCAGGCAACGCCCGCCGCGCCGAATCCAGCCGCTCGGCGGTGATCGCGTCCCCTTTTTTCCATTGGTGAGCTGGTGGCGTCACAGTGAAACCGCCGGAAAGTGGATATGAAAATTGGCTTCGTCGAACCATTCCACCTGGCGGTATCCCTGCTGGATGATCAGGTCCGGCGGTGGCTGGCCGGTGTCCGGATCGATAAATGTCACCTGGGGCTGGTGGCCGTCTGGATTCAGCGTAAACGAAAAAACGAAACCCCATATCGCCGGATCGCCAGCCGTCACCTGATCCATCTTCGCGCCGGTGCATTTCCACCAGCCCGGCAGCCCATTATTCCAGGTGCTGGAATTGACGCGATTAAGATAGGTTCCAACGAACGTAACCGGGGAGCTTGTTTGGATCGTCACGGGGTAATCGACGATCAGCATCGGCGCGGTGACTTTTAGGGTTCCGGCTTGCTCGACGCCGCCGTGATTCAGGATGATCTGATCACCAGCTTGATCCAGCTGGGTTTCCACCGATACGGTGCTCGACTGAAAACTGATCGCCGGAATGCCGCCGCCGGCCTCGGAAGTCGCAACGTATTCCAGGGTGGCAATCATCGTCCTTGGCGATTCTTCGGCTTGGCGCAGCCGACGATCGCGCAGCGTCAGCTGGTTCCCCTGATTGATCACCAGGGTGGCACCAACGGCGTAGCCGCCGGCATCCAGGGCGGCCAGGGCCTCGGCCAGCGTCAGGCCCGCGTCAAGCTCACCAACGGCGCCCACCGTGGTGAGCCGAGCTTGACGTACCGCGCCGGTGATGGTGCCTGATTCCTCGGTTAATTCCAGCCCGCCGATGATGTCGATGCTGATGGTGGTGCTCATGGTTCTATCCGGCCCTCACGGTGATGCCCTGGGTAGCGATTTGCCCCAGCAGCCGGTTGGTGGTTCCCAGCTGCTCATCGGCCACGCGCTGGGGTTTTGTCGCTGTAATTCCTCGGCCATTTTTCAACGCGATCCGGGAAAATCGGACCTGCCGGAACTCTTGGCGGCGGCCAGCGCCACCGCCGCCGGCGCCGATATCCAGGAACTTCTGGCGGGATGCTTCCAGATTCTCGTCGAATGCAGCCCGGAAATCCAGTAGCCGCTGCTGCAAAATATCGGCGAATGAGTGCGCCTCTCTCGCCGCGATTTTGGCCTGGAGCTGGCCGAACTCGGATACGGCCTCGGCTTTTTCCAGGTTGGTGGCGCCTCGGAGTGACTGAAACCCCAGCTTGGCCAGGACCATGTATTGCCGGAAATCTAGTAGCCGTCGATTCACGCCGTCCATCGCTTCGCCCAAAACACCGGCTGAAATCACCATGCCCTGGAATGCTTTGTCGCCTTCAAAACCGAGCTTCGCAAAATCCACTGTCATCTCGATAACGAAATTGGCGATTGCTTCCAGGCTCACGGCCAGCTCGGCGACCACCTGGCGGACCCTGGCTCCGATCACAAACCGCAGCTTTGTAAACGCATCGTTGACCAGCTCGATCTTTGCCGCATCGGTTCGGCTCAGCGTCACGCCCAGCCGCTCGGCTTCGCGCTGGGCCGCGCGGATACCGCCGGCGCCTTTATTCAGAAGACTCAAAAACTTGACGCCGGAACGCCCGAAAATATCCGCGGCCACCGACGTCCGGTCTGCTGCGTTTTCCACTTTGGACAGCCCATCGGCGATCTTTGAAAACTGCGCATCTGGGCTCAGCTGTAGTATTTTCTCGGCGCTCACGCCGATCATGTCGAAGGCCTGCTGGGCCTCACCGCCGACGCTAGCCACCTCGCTGATGCTGCGCTGCATCCTGGTCAGGCTGTTGGTTAGGTCTTTGAAGGTGACGCCGGACAGCTCGCTGGCCAGCTGAAGCCCTGATAGCTGCTCGGTGGCGATGCCCAGTCGATCGGACCATTTCCCAAGCTCGTCGCCTGATTCCAGCGCACGCCTGCTCAGGATGGCCAGCCCGGCCCCTCCAGCTACCAATGCCAGGACGCCCTTTAAGCCAAATAGCGCGCGGCCGAGCCGTCTGCTGATCTTGCTAGCCAGCTTGGCGGTGGACCTGCTGGCCCGGCGCATCCCCTTCACGAACCGCTGGGTATTGACCGAAAGCCGCACGTTGAGTCTACCGATGGTCGCCATGCGAGAATCATACCATCACTGGTGGGCGGCGAGATGTTGAAAAATGGCTTGCATATCCTCGGGGCTCTGCTCTTTGCGGACATACTCCGGCATGAAATCATCGGGGCCGAATGGTGTTTGCCCCTTGGCCCGGTTGGCGTTGGCGATCGTGGCGCAGATCATCGCGCTGTTAAAGTCGCCGCGATCACCGCCCAGCGGCTCGATCGTCTGGAATGCGATCCAGTGGGCGAACTCCCGGCTATCCATACGGCGCTGCAACTCACGAACCGGGATACCGAACGCCAGCGCCAGCCGCATCCACAACCGCGTGGCTGGGCTGGCTCTTATTTTTCCGTGATTTCCTCGATATCGGCATCGCTCATCGCGTTAATGCGCAGGCAAACCTCGTAGATACGATCCAGGGCAATGCTGGATTTGAGCGCCACGGCGTCGATGTCACTTTGGGCGAATAGTGGAGCCCCCTCGGCATCGATGCAGCACGCGATAGCCAGCTTGGCCCGGACGTCATCCGGCGCCGCTCGATCGGCCTGGGTTGCCTCCAGGCATTCCCGCTCGAATCGGTCGCGGTCGCGGCCCGTCATCGCCCCCACCAGGACGTGGCCGCCCCATTCTGGAACCTCGACGCGCTCCACCACGTCCCGATCGTTGAGTGACAGAATTTCGGCGCCGGTCAGCGCATAGGTTTCGCCGCCGGTGTATGGCTTTGGCATGGTGGGGGCTCGGTTGATGGTTTAGCTTGAGTCCGCGTTGGTGATGGCGCCGGTGATCTTAATCGTGATATCCGCTTCCATCCGCTCGTTGATGGTGCCGCGCCTGGTGTAGCTTGTAATAAAACCGCTGAATGCGGTGGTAGCCCCAGCCGATCCGCCGGCTGGGATCGGCCAGGTGATTGTGATGGTTTCGGCCACGGCGTCGATCGGCGCTTGTTCGTTGGGATCATGCGCAATCGATACTGTCACCTCCCCGCCATCGTAGATATCCGCCGGCATGTAGGTTTCGGCGCCGGTGGTTCCCAGGTGGGTTGTGCGCACCGATTCCCTGGTGACGGCGCCGATATCAACACTAAGGATATCGCTGGTGAACGAACTCGTTCCAAAAACGATTGTGATCCCGTTTCCTGTATCTGCTGGCATTGATCCGCCCCTTGGTGGTTTATGGTGTCGAAGTCTGCTGGATGCTCATCAGTATATCGACCACGCGCCGGTAGGTGCCATCCCTCGATCCAGTAGCCGGTGGATCGTACAGATCGACCGACGATACCAGGCTGGCGCTTCGGACCTGGAGCTTGGGGATTCTGATCAGCGGTATATCAGCCGCGGCGCCATCGGCCACTGTAACCCTGCTGGCGGTGTTGGCTATGGCGGTGGCTGGCATACCGATCGACAGTGCATCGGCCAGCATACTGGTCGTACGCCCATTGTCCCCATCGATGGCCTGGCGTAATGATTGGATGGTGTAATCGGCCAGCGTATAGCTATCGGCGATCGCGTAGACCTCACCCGGCGGCGTCTGGGTCAACGTATCCAGAACGCCAAGCGTAACCTGATAACCATGTTTCACGCCTGGGCTGGCGGTGATGCTATAGATCGTCGCGCTGGCGCCGGTGCCGATGGCGGTGGTGGTCATCCCGTGAAATAGCTCCAGCATCAGCTGGCTGAAACCGTCGAGCATATGCTGGCTGGTGGTCGTGATCTGGATGCTCAGCCGCCGCTCGGCCAGCCCATCGCCGCCGGTCAGGTGCTGGCCGTTGCTCTCGCCGGCCAGGTGGTAGGTGATAAATGGCGTAGCGGTGCCCTGCGGTGCGATCGTTGGGTATAAACGATCGGCGTACATCTCGACGAACCTGGCATCGGCCAGCAGGTATTGGTAGATCGACGCTTCCCATCCGCGCATTCTCAGGCCCTCCCCGATTTTGATGCTAGTTTTTCGATGGCCGAGCCGAGCTTGTCGCCAAATCGGTCTATCGCGGCCCCTTTGGTGGCCTCAAAAGCTGGCCGCAGGAACGGCTGCGCGGCGTTTCCGGGGTGGCTCACTGATCCCCTGATCTGGATCGGCCCGATGCTCAGCACCGGATTTGCCGGGATCAGGTGGGGCGCCGTCCCGAGCTCTACTAGGTGCGCCGTCCTCGCTGGTGACTTGCCGGGATTCTTCCCGGCAAACTTGGTGCGCGGCCCGATCAGCACGCTGCCGCCCTTCATAGGATCACGGCTCAGGATAACTTTTTTCCCAAGCGATTTTCTAAGATCACCCTCGGCCACTGGCGCCATCGATCGAGCCCGGCGTATCACCGGCGTGGCCGCAAAATTGAGCGCTTGTCGTAGGGCCTTTTTCTGGATTTTCTCAGGCAGCCCGGCCAGCGCTCGCTCCAGGTCATCGGCGCCGATAATTTGAACGGCGGCCATCAGCTCACCACCTGGCCGCAGACCAGGACGGTATGCGTTTTCCGCCCGGTTGGATCGCCGGTGCTGATGATCTCCAGCGTATCGCCCTGCGGTGTAATCAGCCGCATCTGGGTAGTGACGGATTCCAGATATCGGATGATGATCATATGCGTGGCCCTGGCGGTGACTCGCTGGGCCTCGACAAGCTCCTGGCCGCCCAGGTGCTGGATGCTACCCCATACGGTGGCGTGGGTTGCCCAGGTGGTACCCTCTTGGCCAGTCTCGCTGTAACCGGCCACGGTGAGCGTGGTGATCGTGAGCCGCCTGGCCAGCTGGCCAGCGCGGTGCCGCCTCGTTGTGCCGATGCTTGGCATATTTCAGCTCACCATAGGGCGATGATGTTGGCCGCCGTGGTTCCGGTGGCCCAGACTCTGGATGCAGATACCGGAAAAATCACGGAAAACGCGCTGATATCGGTAAAAGTGATGGTATCGCCGCCGGCGGTGGTCAGCTTGATATCGGCGCCGACTGCCGGCGTGAAATACAGCGCTCTGGCGTGGGTTGCCAGGTCCACCGTATCGCTGGGGGTGACGGCGGCGCCGCCCCGGTATCCGGCTGGAATGCTCATATCCGCGGTGGGCTGTTGATCTGGCATGGTGGGGCCTCTTTGGTGGTTATCCGATCCAGCGCAGCTTGTAGGGCGCCAGCAGCATATCGACGGTATGCGGGACCACGCTGATGGTGGCGCCGGCTATTGTTGATTCACGGTTTTCGTACCAGGTGCCGGCCAGCAGCAGGATCGCCTGGCGTATCGCCGCTGGCACGTTGGTATCGCCAACGGCGCCGTACCCGGCGACAAACTGGATTTCGATATCAAGTCCTCTCCCGTAGGTCGTCGGCCATTGCTCACCATCATCCAGCCAGATAACGGCTGGCGTAACGTCGGTATTGCTCAGGTACACGCTGGTGCTCAGCGTCTGCTGGGTTCCATCGGCGTCGTTGTATTTCAGGTGGGTTATTGATTGCACCGGTGTGACTTGCAGCTCCATCGGCTGATCGCCGCTGGGGAACCCGTCTAGCAACGCCTTCCAGGTGCTCGTAATCAGCTTTAATCCGGTCATATCCTCAACAGTGGATCGAGCGGCGGCGGCCAGCGCGGTGATATATTCATCTTCGTCGGTGCCATCCACGCGCAAGTGGATTTTTAGATCGGCCACCAGCACCACCTCGGCTGCCGCCGGCGTCACTAACAGCAGCTCGGATCGGATCGGCGGTTTTGTTCGGTCGATCATGGCGATGGCCTCGGGTGACGAAAAAACACCGGACCAGCCCGCTCTCAGTGGGCCGGCCCGGTGTTGGAAATCGCTGGTATCAGTTGACGTACTCGGCCACGCTGGCCAAGTCGTTTTCGCTGGCTGGCCCATTCCTGGGGCCGTGGCCCAGGATCAGGGCGCAGCCGTCGCTGGTAGCGGTGCCGGTGGTCAGGATCACCGCCAGGTGGGTAAAACCACCAGCAACGTCCAGCTCGGCGCCGGTGCAGTCGATCACGGCCTGGGCATCGGATTCATCGGTTCCGGCTTGGGTCAGCTGGGTGATGGCCTTACCGGTAATGTCCTTGACGGCTGTGCCGCTCGAATCGGTGGCCTGGACCAGCTTGGCGTCCAGCGTCGCGCTGGAGCCGAGCGTACCGACCAGGATCAGGGCCTGGACACTTTCCCAGGAACCCATATTGACATAATCGCTGGTGATGGCGCCGGCGGCGTTGGCATCGGGATCGATCACGGCCACGATGGCCTGGTTTTCGCTTGCGGTTTTCATTTCTTGGTTTCCTGTTGGTGGTGTTGGTTTCGTCGTCGGAATGTGAGCCCCCAGCCGGCGCCCTTGCGCGAACCGGATGGGGGTTAGCTCACGATTTTCCTATCAGCCCCTGGCGTTGATCGATGTGAAGTGGCTGCGCGTCCCTGATCCATTGGCGTCGGGCACCGCTGCATTCAGGTAGGGATGTCCGCCCAGCCGCAGCGTCCACCGAAAAGCGGTCAAATCCTGATCAAAGTAAAGGTGGATCGAGCTGGCCGCTTCCAATGCGCCACGCTGCGCCAAGAAATACCCGGCGGGATCGATCAGTAACAGGTCCCCCTTGTCGCCCAGCGTCTGGTTGTGCTGGCTGTATACGATCGGACGGCCCAGCAGCCGATCCGTGGGGGCCTCCCTGGCCCCGGTGCCGACCTGGGTAAACACCGGCTGATTCCCGATCTGGAGCTGGCCGAACTGCGCCAGGCAGCTCGGGTGTGCAGCCCAGAACAGGCCCGGCCCGCCTGGGTTGACCTGGCTGGATAGCATGCGCAGCACGTTATTGGTGGTGATCGTATCGGCCACCTGGCTGCCATCTTTGGCGATGCTGATCATGCTGGCGTGGTTGAACAGGCCCAGTGGCATCCCGGCACCGGTACCGTTGATTATGGCGTCCCCGGCTTTCCATGCGATGGCGGCGCCGGCCTGCTTTGTAAGCAGGTTGGCGAGCATTGGCGCATCGGCCAGCACCTCATCGGATGCAGGTACAAAAGCCATGAGCTTGTGCAGCCTCAGCGTAGAATCCTTCAGGGCCGGCTTGTCGGCGGTGCCGCTGGCGGCCTCGGATTCCCATCGGGCCTGGACACCACTGGAGCCCCAGGGCGTGGATTGATCGCTGGCGTACTGGATCGACGGCGAACCGGTCGGCATGGTATTCATCATGCTCAGCATGTTCGTGTCGCTGAAAACCACGCTGTAGATATCGGCCACGAACGCCGGCGGTACCAGGTATCCGCCATCGGCCCCAACGCCCTCGCTGGCGTAGGTGCTGGCGGCGCCTTGCATGGTGATCGCCGCGCTCTGGGCGGCGTTGAGCCGATCCGGGATCGAGCCGTTCAGCTTGGCACGTTGCACGTCGCCGGCGAACTGCGCGATGTTGGAATAGCCGCATCGTTCGGGGTTGGCGTCCCTGGCCGTGGCCGGGATCAGGTTGCGATCCTGGGGCTGGCCTGCGGTGCCGACCCGGCGGCCAGCGCTGGCGCTCATCGAATCGCGCATCGATTCCGCAGCGTTGGCGGCCTCGATCTTGGCCATGGCCTGGCGATGCTCGGCCCGCTTGGTGGCGATCAGGTTGGTTTCATCCTCGGACAGATCACGCCCGGCGGTTTCGGCGGTGGCAACGATGGTTTCCACGTCCACGGTCAGCTGCTCGGCGAGCGCTCGTAATTGTTCCAATGTCATATTTCAGCCCTCGTATGGGTTGGTGTGTTGGTGTGTTTTCGCCAGGCTCTGCTGGTCTGCTCTCAGGTCCGCCGGCTCTGCGGTGGCCCCGGCATCATACCGCGCCGTTGCTCGCTGCGCGCATCCGCATCACGTCCGCCGACGCCTGGGCCGCCTGGGCGCCGCTGGCCCGCCTCGATCGCCGCGCTGGTGCTGCGCCGCCGGTCAGGTCGTTGACGGTGGCGGCCAGTGGCTGGATGGCATCCACCAGGCCCATCATCATCGCGCGCTGCGCGCTGATCGCCTGGCCATCGCTCACCAGCTCAAAATCTGCCGAGCTTAGGCCCCGGCCCTCGATCACCGCCGCGGCGAATGACGCGAACGCCTCATCCACCAGGCCCTGGATATGCTGGATATCCGCCTCGGTAATCGCCCTATTTGGGTCGCCGGTTGATTTTAGGGCGCCGGTGTCGATGATCTCGACACGGACGCCCGCTTGTTGGTTCGCCTCACTGAAATCCACGACGGCCATTCTCACGCCGATGTTCGCCACCAGATCGAGCGCCGCCGTGGCGATCACCTGGGTTGCCTGGCTTGCGACCCAATACGCGCAGCTGCATCCGAGCCCGTCGATCTGGGCGATGATCGGCTTAATATCTCTGGCGGCCCGTACCGCGTCGGCCAGCTCGCTGGCGCCATCGACGGCGCCGCCTGGTGAGTCGATATGCAGAATGATCGATTGCACGTCGGGATCGGCTGCCGCCATGGTGACATTTTGCGCCACGTCCCGGCTCGATACAAAACCGAACCACCTGGCCATCGGCCTGGCCACGCGCATGGTGGGGCCGGCCAGCGGGATCACGGCCACGCCCACTGGCGTCACCACGAACCCATCGTGGTCGCTGCTGGCGTGGTGGACGGCGGCTTGTCGCTCGATCGGGCTCAGCGCGTCCAATGGCGCATTGCCCCACCGCTCCAGGCTGATGCCTGGGACCATGCCCCACAATTCGCCGTGGTGGTGTTGGTTTTTCATCGGTTAGGCTCCGTGGTGGGTGTTGATTGATCGGCCAGGCAGCGGACCAGCTCGGCACCGATCCGATCGGCCACGCCGGCCAGCTGCTCGGCGAGCGCGTCGGGGCTGGCTGGATTCTCAAAATACCAGGCAGCCCGCTTTCGGGCATCGGTGGCCTCGGACCCGGCCATGCGATCGAGCGCGGCCAGGTCCGGGGCGGACCCCAGCACCGGCGCCATGGCGGCCAGCAGCCGGCCCAGATTCTCGGTCAGCTGCTCGGCCTGCTCTGCATAAAACTTGAGAGCCCAGGCGCCGAAACCCTCGGGGCTGCGCTGGTGCCGCTTGGCCGCTCGGGTGAGCGCTTTGGTTTCTTTGTCGAGCCACGCGCCGGCCACGCCGTTGGCGAGCGCCGACAATGCGGCCTCGGCTGTATCGCCGTCGTCGGGCGCCTCGGGCGCCGGTGCTGGCGCCGGCGCCGGTGCCGGCTTCCCCATATCGCCTTTTGCGGCCTTGTCGAGCGGCGCCGTATTCACCGGCACGAAATGCGCATCGCCGCCGTCAGCTGCCGGTATGCGGTTGTCGTCCTCAAGCTCTAAAATATCGTTAGCCGAATAGGCGCCGACACTGTGCATCAGCCGGTAGAAATCGCCCCTGGCTTTGGTATCCCCGCGCAGCAGCCCATTTGCATTGATCTTGGTATACCGGCCTGTTGTGTCGCCGACTAGCTTGGTGTTGGCCTCTTGTTCCAAGCGGATCATCCAGGGCATCAGCGAATACCGCACGAACTCGATCCCTTGATGCTCGATATTTGAAAACGTGGCCCGCTCCAGGTCCATCAGCATATGCGGCGGTACGCCGAACCAACGGCTAATCTCGGTGACGGTCAGCTTTCTGGTTTCCATCCATTGCACGTCACCTGGCGGTAATCCGATCGCCTTGTATGTCATACCGCCTTCCAGGATGGCGGTTTTGCCGGCGTTGGCCTGGCCCTGGTGCATGCGCTCCCAGTCTTCGCGCAGCCGATCGGCGGCGTCGGGCTTCAATGCTTGCGGATGCTCAAGCACGCTCCCTGGTGTAGCGCCATTTCTAAACCATTGTTCGCCGTACTTCTCCGCAGCCAGCCCGGTGCCGATGGTCCGCCTGGCCATGGCGATTGGTGAGTATCCCACCACGCCATCGAACCCCAGGCCCCGCAAGTGGAAAACTTGCGAACGCCGTAGCGTGGTCGTTGATCGCCCAGGGGTTCGGATTTCATACTCGATAGCGCCGGTGGTGGCATTCCTGCCGATGGTCACCCGATCGGGCTCGATCGGCCATAGGGCGATCGGACGGCCTAGCTGATCCCGCTCGACCTCGGCCACGGCGTTGCCCCAGGTGAGCGCCCAGGACACCATCAGCTCGACCCATTCAAAACTAGCCAGCTCTGGGTTCGGCTGCTGATTCAGCAGCCGATCCAGCGCGCTACCGGTGGTTCGTTTGGCCCCAGCGGTTTCGCGCATTTCGTGCCACGGTAGTTGTGCAATCGATCCCGCGATGACTGAAACCGCCCTGAATACGGCGCTCAGTGTCATGGCCGTCTGATCGGTGACGATAGCCGATGATCCAATCGATCCGACCCATCCAGCCGAACCGTAGGGCGTGGACACGCCACCGCTCCCCGGCGCCGTCATCCTGGCCATGCCGCTGATGATGTTCCTGATGATGCTCATAGCGTGATCAGCCCTCGATCGTTGTACGGTGAGCCCTGGTCGCCCTGCATCGCGCGGCCCATGGCCATCACCGTGGCCACGATTCCATCGATACGCTCGGTGGATTTTTTCTTGTCTGGTTTCATATTGCCAGCCGAGTCTATCGAAACCACGGTATTGGACGCCATCCAGCGCAGAACTGGGTTGGCGTAGTGTAACAGCGTCCCATCTAAAACGTGGCGCTCTAGTGATTGCGTCGGGCTGGCCATGCTCAGGAACCCCTGGCCGTAGCCGATCACCTCCAGGCCCTCGTCCTCAAGCTGCCGGCTCAGATTCCTCGCTTGGAATAGCCGATCGATGGCCACTTCTTTGATCCGCACCTGGCCGGCGAACCGCAGCACGTCGGCCAGGATCACCGCTTCATCGGTGGCATTGCCCTCGGTCAGCGTCACCAGGCCCCGCTCGGCCCAGCTCAGGTATGGCGCGCGGTCGATCCGCTGCCGCTCCCGCGCGGTATCCCTCGGGCACCAGAAATGTGTCCAGACTTCATAGCTGCCGCCGGCATCATCCATCGGAAATAGCAACGCCAGCGCGGCCAGATCGCTCACGGCGCCAACGTCCAGCGCGGCGTAGCATTCCCGCCCGGCGTATCGCTCCAGGTCCAGGTCGGCCTCGGTGGCGCCCTCGGCTGCCGCATCCCAGTCGGTCATCCTCAGCCAGATATCTGCCGAGTCGGTGCGTTGATTCAGGTGCAGACGGCGGAACGTCGTTTCTCTGGCCGGCGTGGCCTTGGCCTCAGCGCAGGCGCCCACCAGGTAATCCATGGTGACGGACACGCCGATGTTCGGATTTGCCTTTTTCCAGGTTTCGCGCTTCGTCCAGTCGTCATCCCGCTCGGCCTCGTAGATCACCGGCAAAAACGCAAACGCATCGACCACGCCCTCGCAGATCATCTTGGCGTATTCATAGCGCTCATTGCAGATCGAAAGACGCATGTAATCGGCGGTGGTTAGGGCGCCGGTGATCGGCTGTAGCCTGGCGCCGGTGGATGTTTCCAGCACGTCCACCAGCTCGCGGTCGCGCTGGGCGTGCAGCTCATCGACGATAACCGCGTGGCTGTTGAAACCATGCTTTGTGGTGGCCTCCGCTGAAATGCATTTGAAGCTCGAACCGGCGGTAGGGTTGACGATCGAGTAGCGGAATACTTGCAGCGCCCTGCTCAGGGCCTCGGAATAGCGGACCATCCCGCTGGCCGTCTCGAATAGCAGCCGCGCTTGCTCACGATCAGCCGCAGCGGTGTAAAGCTCGGCGCCCTTCTCACCATCCCCGGCCAGCAGGTACAGCATGATCCCAGCGGCCAGCGGCGTTTTTCCATTTTTCCTCGCAACGTACAGCAGGAACCGCCGATAGCGTCTGGTCCCGTCCGCTCGCTTCCATCCGAATAGGTTGCACAAAAAAGCCTGCTGCCACGGCTCCAACCAAATCGGCGTCTCGGCCAGGTGGCCCTTGACGTGGCGTATATTTTCGTGAAAAAACCCCACCACGCGCAGGGCCGCATCGCAATCAAACCAGCAGCCGGCATCCCTGGCGCCCTCGCTCTCAAACGGATCATATCCAGGCAACGAAACCAGCAGCCGCATCCATCCGGCCTCACTCTTTGGCGGGATACAGCGGCGTGGCATTTTCAGCCGCAGCCACCGCCGTACTGCATCCTCTCGATTCATCATGCCAGATATTTGGAGCCCTCATCGGTGGGCCCCTGGCTGGTGGTGGTGATGCTGGATCGATCCGCTGGGGTGATACCGAATTGTGCGCAGCCCATCCGAACCTCACGAAATGCGTTTTCTCGGATGATCAAAAGAGGATTTCGTTTGGTTTCGCCCTTGGCGGTTTCAACTATCAAACCCTCGCGGCCCAGCTGATCGTTGGCCTCCTGGTAGGTGCTGATGGCCTGGCATAGCAGCGCCAGCGCTATGGAATTGTCAGCGGTCAGCAGCCCCGGCGCGTGGCCGAGCTGGCCGGTAAGTCGCTTCCACCATTTCCGCGCGGTTGCATCCATCAGCTCGGTTGGCGCCTCGATCTCACCTGGCGCCATTGTCGGCTCGGCCTCGGCCCTGGCATCGGCGCGGTGGCTGCCGGATAGTTTGAGTATGGATGCAGGTTTTCTGGGTCGTCCCTTGCCGGCCATTTGGGGAAATCTCCAATTTTGGAACCGTGAAAAAAACACAGATCGGA